AACTGACTCAGCCAGTGAGGAAGCTTATCCTAGGTGGAGAGATGCTGGTTTTTGGATTAAAGGAATCAGGAATCGTCCCATTCTTCTTGCCGATTTTATTAGAACTGTAATAGGTGCTATCGATGAGATTGAAGTAAGAGAACAAAGAAAAAAGGCCGAAAAGGACTATACGGTTGTTTTAAAATCTAGTAATCTGATAATCTTTAAGCCTAACACAGTAGAATCTTCTTGTAGACTTGGAAAAGGAACCAAATGGTGTACCACCGCATCTGGTTCTGCTAATATGTTTGATCATTATAACAAGCAGGGTAATTTATACTATCTGTCAACCAGACTTCCTACCCCACATGAAAAGATTGCTATATTTGTTTATGACTCTCCAGCGGAAATGTTCGAAGCGTTTGATTCTACTGATTCCACTATCCCAAGTTATGAACTTAATTCTCTGATTAAAGGAATTGTCGGGAGAGATGGTTTGAAAAAGATTGAAAGCCTTTTGAACATAACAATAGATAGCGAAAAAATCAACTATATCGAAGATATCCCACCAAATACGCGAGTTCCAAATAGTAAAATTTCTGGTGCATTGGCTGAGCATGGTGTTGTTGATTTTGCTGGAAATCCTAATATGGGCAAAGCAATAGACGAAGTTGATAGAATTCTAATGGGGCAAGAGAACTTCTATTCACTATTAACAGAATATGATACAGATGAAGAAGTCATCGCTGTTCTTACCAAGAATAATCGAACCTTCGATCAACTTCTGAGAGAGTTCAAAAGTTCTCTTTACCTCGTAGATTCTGGAAAGTTTGAGGGATTGCGAGAGCTGGTAGAGGTTATTAGAGATATGAAGGATAAAGGTAGCAGCTATTCAAACGCATCGGTATGGGATAGCATTTTGTATGAAGCCATGAATTCAGTAATTAGTCTTATGGGTGTATCCATGCCAGATTTGGATAATGCCATTAATGATATTATTTTGGATGAACCTGATCTAATCGAACAGCTATCAGAAGATGGTAGAAAATTCGTAAGTGCATTCAGAGTCAACAGGTCATTTGGTTACGCATTTAGAAATGTTTAATAAGCACCCTTCTTCAACGCACCTTCAACTTCATCAAACATTGGCATGTCGAGATTGTCAAACTCGAATGTCACTGTAATCTCTTTTTCTGTATCATCAGAATACATATTATCTCCGTGTGAGATAGAGGAAATGAAGCAGTTAACAAGAACAACCGTATCTGTTTTTTCGCCACTGGCATTATAGTAATCGATTTCAATATCGAACTTATAGTCTCTTTGGTTAACAGCATCCATGTTTCCAAAAACATCGGGATACTTGTTTAGTTGCCGCATTACCTGTGCATATAGAAGTGTACTGGTCACACCATTCTCATCATCAGAGAAGGAAGCAGATATAGGCTCGAAGGTAGCGTTCATTTTCTCTTTATAGGTATTACCCCTATAACGCTGAACTTCGGCCTCAAAATTGATCTCAGGCCGTCCAACCATCTTTAGTTGGCGACCGAGAATGTTGCTGACATTCTCTGGCAGCTTATAGAACTTCACATAGAAACTATCTGATCTTCTTTCCGTGTTGGAAAGATTAATCATTTTTTCGGCAAATGTCATGTTACTCATTATGTAGTCTCGTCATTAATGTTTTCTTCGTATACAACACTTCCGTCGTCATTGAGAATTCGACTATGAATTTCGTTGATGATTCCATCTGATAAACCTTTGGGATAAGATAATCTGACAGGTACAGTAAAATCCATTCCCATCATCACTGTTCTTGATTCCGTCCCCATAGGATATTGAATCTCTGGTTGAATTGAATTGAGGATAATTTCGGTGATGTAGTTCGGATCATACCCATCCGTGCTTAACCTAATTGTCAATCGTGGATTGAATACTAGAAGAATTTGCTCTACAATGGCAAAAAGTTCAGATGTAGATGACGCATAAATGTTAACCTCCATCGTAAGGTTATATGGAGGGCCAATGATCCTATGAACAGAACTCGTACCATCAGGCAGGTTAAGTTGGGCATTTGATAAAGAATCAACGTGAAAGTGTGATTTCTTTCCTTCTGGCCTTTGTTCAAAACCTGTCATGTTTGCAGCAATCATGGGAAGTTTTTTATTTGGGAATGTTTCTCTCTTGTTGAGAATAGATGCCACAATTCTGCTCATGTTTCCATAAACAACCGGAACCCGTTCGGTATGGAAGCTTCCATCGCTGTCACGATCTACTCCATCCTGAACCTGAAATCCAGACAAGGCTCGCATGAATTGTTGAATGTATTTCTCGATTTGGGCATCGTATCGATATGGATAGAGTGCATTTGACATAAGTGTTTGTCTCTTTAGAATGTTTCAGATATTTATCAAAACTAAATATACAAAACAAATAGAAATAGGCTAAACATATGAAACTCGCTTCCCTTTACGAAGAACAAATCCTATCAGTTAAAGTTAATGAAGAACTCTGTCGCATTAATGAATCATATAGAAACGATGAAACCCTTCTAACAGAGGGCATTGGTGGTATGCTCAAATCAATGCTAGAGTCAACACAGAAATTCTTTACCAAACGTGATGTTGATAAAGTTGGTGGCCTTATCCTAGAGAATAAAGCAGAAGGAACCACAGCAATCATCATCTTTGTTGACAACAACTATGAAGCAACACTTATTGAAGGTAAAACAGTTGTTGATCGCATGAAGCTAAATGGAAAACGCGAAGCAGAACAATTAGCCAAAGACTTACAATCCGAAGGAATGAAGATTGTTAAGGGTGATAAGAACTGGCGAAAGATCATTAAAATGGCTCTAATTGGCATTGGCCTGACTCTTCTTGTTGGTGGAACTCTTTACTTTATGGGGCCAGCACTAATTGTGTTTGGTGGTTGGCTATTCAATGTAATCGGCACTGTTGCTGGTTGGGCATTGTGGGCTGGAAGCGGTATTGCTTCTGGTGCTATGTCTGCTGCTGGTTGGGCTTGGGGCGCAGTCGCGGGAGCAGGAACAGGAGCCGGAACTGGTGCTGTAACTGGTGCTGCCATTAGTACTGCCAAGACTGTAGCAATTACTGGTATCTCAGCTTATGCCGGTTGGAAGGTACTCAAGTTTGCAACCAATATCGATGATCGTCCAGACTACGCAAGACAATAATACTATGACTGACAATATCGAACAACTTAACGAGGTTATGAGCTTTGCGTCATTTATGGACGTTCAAGAGCTTCGTGATCTTTATTATGGTCGCTTGAATATCTATGTTTCCTTTACAGATGACGGTGAGTTTGACCGTGACGGTAAAGATGCATTGGGTGATGTTGTCAGACCGAAGAGTGTTGTTGCATACACGGTTGATGCTGTTGTCGGTCGCAAGGCATCTACTCCATTTTTGTATGGAAGAATCTTTCGCCTAAAGAAAGATGCCAACTTCATGAAGAATATTCAGGGCTACACCAAGGCAGAACTAGAAAATGATCTTGAGCTTCTTGAGATCGTTGGGTTCTATGATCTTGAAGAAATTGAAGAAATCAAAAACGATGTTCTTTCTGATACAACTATCCGTGGGAACTTTGAGAAGTTTTGGGAAGTTACCAAGAGACTTGCAGAGACAAAAGGAAGACAGCTTGCTCCCGGTTATTGGCGCAAGACGCTACTAGAGCTTGACTACACTGGTTTTGAAGACCCTAATGGCAATGGCCCATTCGCAGAACAGAAAGCCGCCACGGCTCTCATACTGGACGAGAAGCTTATTTATATGTATGACATTGTGGGTGTTCAAAAATACCAGAAAGAACAACGAAAGCGAGTTAGGGATTGGATTGCCCGCCGAGTCAAATATTGGAAACCAAGAAGAAAGCGTATTACCCGTATGGACAAAGACCTATATTGGCAGAAACGTTTTGGTCAGGATAGTGGTGGTCTTAAATCTCGCGTACAGGACATGCTTAAACTTTATGGGATGGGAGCCTGATGGGTAGATTAGGAAAAATTGGCGTCTATTCTAGTAAAACTAGAGGATTGCAACGTAAACTTTCATATGAAGTCTTTGGACTGACTTGGAAGACTGCTGACGTTTATCTGTATCAAGGGGATCGATCTAATGCTTCTCCAGATATTGATGATATTCACACAACGGTTTTCAATGAAGTTCCAGATAGGGCATATTCACTATTTCCTATTAACATTCCTGTGGGAATGGAACCGCTACCAGAACAGAAAACGGATTTCAGTCGATTCGGTATTGTCGATCTGATGCAGGATGAAACAATGTTCAGAGTCCATATTGATGACTTTGAAACGCTGGGACGTGAGCTTATTACTGGTGACGTATTCTCTATGGAATTTTTTTCCAAGCCGGGAGAAACTTCTTTTTGGGAAATCAATGATGTTGACAAAGCCAGTGAATACGAGAAGTTCATTGCCATTATCCATGCTTCGCCTCTAGGCGATAAGAGAACCACAAGAGAAATCCCAATTGACAATTCCAATGAGGGTATTCTTGATGGTGTTATTGATCAGGCCGAATCAGAAGCAACAGAACAGGTTCCAGATACAGAAGTAACCTTTGATGAAACCAATAATCCGGTTCCAGAAGGTGAAGTAGATTACAGAAACAAAACACAATCATCTTTCCTAGATGATCCGACCAAGGAGTTTTAATTAGATGGCACTCTCACAAGAATTTTTGGATGAAGTTGAAACAAGTCTTGGTGGTTCTCTTGTATCAGTAGAACTTGAACCAGCCGATTACGAGATTTGTTTTAAGAAGGCACGACGAACGTTCTACCAAAAGGGCCACTATGGCTATAGACGTGATTTCTATCAACTCCCTGTAACAAAGAATCAGCAATCTTATTCTAATATTCCAGAAGAGATTGAGGATGTTGTCAAGGTTATTAAGCCTACAATTGGCAGTACACTTTCATCTGCAAGCGTTGATGATCCTTTCTCTATGGTTGCATACAACCAGCTTTTCTTTGGTCAAGGTGGTACTGGGTGTCAACGTGCCGACTTTGTTTCTTATGACCTTGCTATGCAAATGGCAGAGGAAAGAAATAAATACACCATGCAAGAGATTCAATTCGACTATGATCCATTCCGGCATACATTCTATGCATTGTACCCACCAGAGCGTGACGAGAATTGGCTACTTGAAAGTTATAGAAAGCTTGATGATATTGAACTGGAACAAATTGATTGGATTATCCGATGGACTGCTGCCGAGGCAAAATATATTCTAGGTGTTGCCTATAGAAAATTCAGTAGCCTTCCCGGCCCGACTGGTGAAACTCA